CTTGCGCTTGCTTCGGGAAACCAGCATTGATGGTGGCCTTCAAGAACGTCCAGCCTGCCTCATCTGCCGCTGATCCGCTTGACTTAGGCGAGATGCAGTGCGCTGAAACCCAGCCTGCTGCCCGCAATACATCGGTGCGCTTGGTCTTGGCTAGGTCGCTCTTGACCGTGGCGCTTGACCAGTCACGAATAGTTGCTTCGATTTCGTCGTTAACAGTTGCGACGTTAAATACTTCAGTTACGTGTGTCATGGTGTGTCCTTTCAAAGACATTCAAACGATCAATGTTGCCGTTCGATGACTTATCTATACGCGTTTTGGTGTGTTGTGTCTTACTTACTCGCCGCGTAGCGTGGTTCATGGTAGTGTGTCACTACCTTTTGACGTGTATCGTACCCCCACATACCCCCAACCCCCCTGTACGGCGGTGTGTGTCGCGCATCTCTATAATAAAGATTTGCGCAAACTTTTTCGTTTTCGCCAAATATGGAACATTACCCTACTTCGAGGAGGAGTAGTGGTTCGCTAGGTTCGGCGCTAACAAGCTAATGTAATCAATAACTTAGACACCCCCCACCCGTTTTCGACGCACTAAGCGACCCCCACCCCCCTAGTTTGAAAAACGTCGATATGAGTCCCAGATTGAAAAGAGCGAAAAAATTTTTTATACTCAGGTGAAACAGGGGTGGGTGAAATGGCGATACATGTGGAACCAGAACGTGGGGTGCGAATGCGACCTGCAATGAAAATAGAAGACTTAGCGATCAAGGCTGCAGCCGCTGCAAAGACGGCGGAGTATCTGCACGCTAATGGTTTAGAGATACAAGCGAGCAGCGAAGATAAGGATACAGCCACTGCTCTGTCTGTGGCGTACGCAGAGAATCCCGGCAAAGCTTCTAAGGCTGCAACCACAAAACGAGTGGCGAAGCTGACTCCGGCTACACTGCTTATGACAGACCGGATACTGAAAGACTTCGGGCATTCCGTAGTCAAGAGCGCGGTGCAGGTGCGACATCTTGTCACAAACAAACTGATCGAAGAGACAGAGAATCCCGACCCACGCATACGCATCCGTGCCTTAGAGCTGCTGGGTAAGATCAGCGATGTGGGGCTGTTCGCGGAGAAGTCTGAGGTTACGGTCACACACCAGACCACGGACGACCTAAAGGATAAGCTGCGCGAGAAGTTGACACGGCTGGTGAATCCAGAGGTCGAGGAAGCAATTGTGATAGAAGGTGAAACTATCGACGTGGACAAGGAGCTAGGGTTAGATGGCGATTGATTTAGCTAATTTAGCTACAGAGATGGACTTCTCCCCCGCCGAGATACAACACATGCTAGATAACTTGGACTCGTTCAGCCCCGAAGAGCTGGAAGAGGTTGACAGGATAGTAGGAGAACTCTCCACAAGAAAGTATAACCAGTCGGCGCACGACGACCTCATAGAGTTCTGTAAGAGGATGCAGCCTGACTACAAGGTGGGTAGACACCACAGGATACTGGCAGACCAGCTCATGGCGCTGGAGGACGGCTCTAAGGACCGTGTGTGCGTCAACATACCCCCACGGCATGGGAAGTCGCAGCTTGTGTCTATATTCTACCCAGCGTGGTTCTTAGGGCGTAACCCTAACAAAAAGGTTATGATGGTCTCACACACCACGGACCTCGCGGTGGACTTCGGGCGGAAGGTCCGTAACCTGATCTCCGTCGATGCGTACAAAGCTATATTCCCAGAGGTCTCGCTGGCGATTGACTCGAAGTCTGCGGGGCGGTGGAACACGAACTTCGGGGGTGAGTACTTCGCTTGCGGTATTGGGTCTGCTCTCGCTGGCCGTGGTGCGGACTTACTTCTGGTAGATGACCCACACTCCGAGCAAGACGTTATCAACGGGAACTTTTCTGTGTTTGATAAAGCCTACGAGTGGTTTACCTTTGGCGCTCGGACACGTCTGATGCCGGGTGGTCGGGTGGCTATCGTGCAGACTCGTTGGCATATGGACGACCTCACAGGCCGTGTAACCAATGACATGGTGAAGAATCCACTGTCTGATCAGTACGAGATCGTTGAGTTTCCGGCAATTCTGGACGCAGAAGATGCAGATGGGAAGCCGATACAGAAGCCGTTGTGGCCTGAGTTCTTTGATCTGACGGCTCTGGAGCGTACAAAAGCGTCCATGCCTGCGTTCCAATGGAACTCACAGTATCAGCAGCAGCCCACTTCAGAAGCAGCGTCAATTGTCAAGAGGGAATGGTGGAATATATGGCCGAATGACACCCCGCCAGCCGTGGAATACATAATTATGTCTCTCGACGCCGCCGCAGAGAAGCATAACCGCGCCGATTACACCGCGCTTACAACGTGGGGGGTGTTCTTTAACGAGAATGAGAACACACACCACCTTATTCTTATGGATTCCATCAAGAAACGGCTGGAATTTCCCGAATTAAAGACACTTGCCATGGAAGAATACAACAAATGGGAGCCTGATTCGTTTATTGTGGAGAAAAAGTCCTCTGGGACCGCTCTTTACCAAGAAATGAGGCGGATGGGCCTGCCTGTGCAGGAATATACCCCCCATAGAGGCACCGGGGACAAGCTCGCAAGGCTTAATAGTGTGGCAGATATCATCGCATCGGGTATTGTGTGGGTGCCAGCCACCCGTTGGGCGGATGAGCTAGTGGAAGAAGTAGCTGGGTTCCCGTTTATGTCTAACGATGACCTTGTTGACTCCACGGTTATGGCGCTTTTGAGGTTTAGGCAGGGTGGATTTATACGTCTTCCGACTGATGAGATAGACGACGAGCCGACTTATAAGCATCGTAGAGAGTACTACTAGACTTTTTCTGTAAAATAGCCTAGTGCGAATTGAGACGTGTTTCTCCCAAACGCGTTTCACGGCGGGGTAGGCATCCCACCCACTGGCCCACCTCGCCACTAGACGTATAGCAGTACAATATGTTAATATCACAATATGCACACAGTTAGGAGACTGTAATGGCGGTCGAGAGACAGATGGAACCCTCGGACCTAGACATCGCAGGTACAGATGCGGGAGAGATCGAAGTAGAGATCATAAACCCCGAAGCTGTGTCTATTGATACAGGTGATGGTGGGGTAATTATTGATTTTGAAGGTGGTATATCCGATGAGCTTATGGGCGGGGACCACGATGATAACCTCGCAGAAGTAATTGAAGACAGTGTTTTGGAGTCTATGGCTTCTGAACTTGTGGGGGACTTTGAGTCTGACCGTGAGTCTCGCCGTGATTGGGCAAGAGCCTATGTCAAAGGTCTAGACTTGTTAGGAATGAAGATCGAAGACCGCAGCCAGCCTTGGCAAGGTGCCTCTGGTGTGTTCCATCCAGTACTTACTGAAGCCGTAGTACGGTTCCAAGCACAGGCTATGGGGGAGCTTTTCCCTGCATCTGGGCCTTGTCGCACCAAGATCATGGGTAAAATGACCCCTGAAAAGCTAGATCAAGCTGATCGTATCCAGACAGAGATGAATTATCTTCTTACTGAGGAGATGACGGAGTACCGCGACGAGACAGAACAGATGCTGTTTAAGCTCCCACTTGCTGGTTCTGCCTTTAAAAAGGTCTATTATGACCCGATTATGGAGCGTCCAGCCTCTATGTTCGTCCCAGCGGAAGACTTTGTAGCGTCTTACGGGGCATCAGATTTGATGACATGTCCACGCTATACGCACATAATGAAGAAAACATCTAACGAAATCTTGGAGTTACAGGTAGCAGGCTTCTACAAAGACGTTGACTTGCCTGACCCAGAGGCGGACTTTTCTGACATCCAAGAAAAATATGACGATCTAGATGGGGAGAGCGCCGTCATAGAAGACGATGATCGGCATACGATCTTAGAGATGCACATCACTATGAATATGCCAGAAGAATTTGATGATCCTGATGGCATCGCACGACCATATGTCGTTACTATTGATAAGTCCTCCCGTGAAATTTTATCTATCAGAAGGAATTGGTACGAGGATGACCGCAAGAAGAAGAAACGAGCGCATTTTGTCCATTACAAGTATTTGCCGGGATTGGGTTTCTACGGTACGGGGCTTATTCATCTCATCGGTGGTCTCGCCAAGTCTGCTACTTCGATTCTTCGGCAGCTCATTGATGCTGGTACACTATCGAATCTACCTGCTGGCCTTAAAGCTCGCGGTCTCCGCATTAAAGGTGACGACACCCCTCTTATGCCGGGTGAGTTCAGGGACGTGGATGTACCGGGTGGTGCTATTAAAGATTCGATTACGTTCATTCCTTACAAAGAACCATCGTCTGTCCTCTACTCGTTACTGGGCAATATTGTCGAAGAGGGAAGGCGAATTGGTTCAGTTGCGGACATTCAAGTAGGTGATATGATGCACAGGCACCAGTGGGTACAACGCTTGCTTTGATGGAACGCTCCATGAAAGTTATGTCGGGTGTTCAGGCGCGTATGCACGCAGCCATGAAGAAAGAACTTCGCCTGCTTTCCAGCATTATTCGTGACTACATGCCGTCAGAATACGCCTATGAGATGGATGGTGACTTTGATCGGCAGAAAGATTTTGACGCCCGTGTAGATGTT